TTAATTATATAATTAACTTTATTTAAATATATAATTATAATATATCTATATCATGACTTCTCAATAAGACTTTATTACTTTTTATAATAATGATCAACTTTTATCATTATTAATCTCTTAATAATAATTTATTAAAATAGCTAATTCATTGATACATCTTATTGATCTTTAATTAGATAAAAATACTATTTTAAATACTCTTTATAAACTACCTGATATTAAACCTCAAGTTATCAATTATATTTATGATAACATTCTTAATATTCATAATTAATCCACTATTTGTGATTAATCTACTATTTTAAATTAATCTTCTATTTAATTAAATCAATAAGATGATGATCCATATTTTGATGATGTTAACGACTATTATCCTGTTTTAGATTTATAGACTAATTTTTAATTGAGATAAAATTAATTAATAGCAATAGAATAGACTAAAAAATAAGGGTTTAGATCTGGTATTCATTTTTAAATTATGGGGGCTGGTAAATCTATTATTTTATTAAGATTATTATGGGAAAAATATTTAGATGATATTAGATTAAATAAAAAAAATATGATTTATATTATTATGACTGACAGAATTGAAATATTTTAATAATAATTCTTTGATGGTAAATAATTAAATAAATAATAATTTGATAAATGGAAATAAAATAATATTATTGATATGAATTAATTTGTTATTGTTGATAATGTTATTTGTAAGAAAAATAAATTTAATTAACTTAATAAATAAGATGGGCCATTTTTATGGTTAGTTAATAACGCTTTCATTAGATCTAATTAAAAATTTAAATAAATTAATTAAAATAGATTAAGTGTTGTATTCTTAGATGAATGCCATTCTGTTTCTGGTTAATAATTATTTAATTGTTTAAAATATATTAAATTCTAATTATAAACACATATTATAGGTTTCTCTGCTACTCCACTTAGACCTGGTAAAAATAATGATACTAAATTAAAAACTATTTTTAATTAATCTTTAGATTCAACTATTGATAATCCTAAATTAAATATTATTAGTTATTATCATTTAGTTCATGCTTTAAAAGATGGTATTGTTCTACCATTTAGACATATTTTAATTAATCCTTTTATAGATGATTAATATAATGATAAGATATTAAAATAATCTATAGATAGAGAATTAGTTAATCTACCATATAAAAAAGGTATTGGTTGGACTAAAACATGTAATGATATTAGTATTTCTAATTAAAATTCATATTATAATTGGTTTAGAAATAATTTCAATTAGATGAATGTTTATTAATCTACATTTAGAGATTCACAAGATGAAGCTAAAAATAAAATTAATTAATTCTCATAATTAGATAAAAATGGTATTATGTTATGTGTAAATAAATTAAGAGAAGGATCAGATATTAAAAATGTTGATTTTGGTATTTATTTAACTCCAACTAAATAAAGATCTTAATTAGTTTAATAATAAACTGCTGGTAGAATTATGAGGATTGATAATGATAATTTAAAATAATATGCTTTGATTATGGAAGTTATTTAAATATAAGATAATAAAACTGATTTTCATGTTTAAAAGATTATAAATTATTATGATTAAATATTAAATTTAGCGGATGGTATGTAATTTAAGAATGATCATAATGATGAATATTTTTTAATGAGATAATTATTATTAGATAATTATGATAATTTATTATAACATACAACATTGATAGATGAGAAAGTTGTTGAAATATAATAAGATGGTTAAATAATTTGTTAAATAGATTATTAAGATAAGATAACAGATTGGTAAGAAATTAAATAATTATTATAATAACATTTCAATAAGAAATTTGATATAAAAGAGACATAGAAAGATAGATTTACTAGAATGATTGAGATAGTAAAGAAATTAGATTAATTTAAGGATTAGGAAAATGATTTTTGGTATGAATATGAATAATTAGATCATGATAAATTAGGAATAGAGAAGGATATTAAGATAGTATTTAGAGATTAATGGATGGAAGTAACATGGTATTAATTATTAGGATTTACTAATTATTATATTTATGAGAAATGTAAAGATATGATATAAGTTGATTGGAAGGGGTTAATATTTGAGAAAAAGGATTATGAAAAGATGAGAGAAAATAATAAAATGTATCCACCTCATCCAGAAGAGTATTATAGAATTAATGGTTGGATAGATTATTAAAGTTTGATAAAGAGAACTAAGAAATTTATTTGATATAAGTGATTAAATTTTTATTTATTTATTTTATATAAAAATGTTATTAAATTTATATAAAATAATAATAATATAAAAAAACATATTATAAATATAAATAAGAATGAGTATGAATAAAAAACCTGGTCAACCTAGTAAAGCTATAAGATATCCAAATGAAAGAAAAATGATTGCTTTAAAAATTTTAAATATATTAAGTATCACAAAAGATAATAATGTATTTAAATTAAATGATAAAACAACACCTATGCAAGAATCTATTTTAAATTTAGAAGATGAAATTAAAATATATTTTAATGTTGGTAAATGGCCTTTTTTTAAAAGTAATACTGATATTAATAAATGTTATTTATCAATAGTTAAAAGTGTAATGAAAGAAGTTGGCATTGAAATGACTAATATATATAAATATGTTAAAGGTGAACGTATATCTTGTTATCAATTTAATATAGATAATATAGATGTTAATGATAATAATAATGATAAAAAATATGATATAAAATAATAATAAATAATAATGTAGTGAGTAATTAAATAATGTATTGAGTAAAATATATTTATAAAATTATTACATCTATAATATTTTATTAAAAATATAAATTTATGATATATTTATGATAAATAATATTATGTATTGAGATTTTATTTTTGTATTGAGTAATTATAATATCATCTAAAATAGTTTAATAAAAATAATAAATATATGATATAAATATGATATATTTATTATTGTATTGATATTTAATATTTGTATTGAATAATTTATTTGGACCTATATACTAATATAATTTATTAGATTATATTATTAATATTTAATTAAATTATTAAGTTTTTGATTATTTATGAATATAATATAATATGTATTGGTATTTTATTTAAATGTATTGAATAAAATATTATTCTATCTAAAAAAGTTTTTATAATTTTATATATATATGATATAATTAAGATATAAAATATAATGTATTGGTATTATATTATTGTATTGAGATAATGTTTTATCAACTATAAAATTATTATAAAAATAATAAATATATGATATAACTATGATATATTTATTATTGTATTGACATATATAATTTGTATTTTTATTTATTATTCTCATATAATTTAATATTAAAATCTAAATATCTAATGGATTTATTTTATTTTCATTATTATTGATATTATTATTGATATTATTATTTTCATCATTTTCACAATTATCTTCATCATTTTCACAATTATCTTCATCAATAAAATCATCTTTTAATTTAATATTTTTAATACCTGTTGTACATCCTAAATTTTTCACTCTTACAGAATCATAAACTTTATATTTTAATCTAATACTAGATATAAAACTTTTATTTGATATCGTTTTTTCATCAGGATAATTTTTTTTATACCATATTCTAAATTCTTCATATAATACTTTTGTATGTATATGTGTTGTTGATTCTTCTGTACATTCATCCATAAATGTTAATGCTGGTGAATTATTTTTATTAACATTTTCAGTAAATTTCAATACATTTTCATTTCTTGGTAAACCATTATCTTTATAATTTTTGTAATATTTAAATAATAAGTATATAAATTCTAATTTTAATTCATCCATTTTTAATTTATAATTAATAAGTTTTTGGTGTGGTTCTTTTGGTTCATCTACAAATTGAAATGGAAAATTAATACATTTTAATCTTCTTTGATATGCTTCATCACTAGGATTATCTACTTGTGGTATATCATTACATAATAATATTATCCTAAAATTAACTGAAAATTCTATCATTTTATTACCATAACATTTTCTAGTTTTAACTCTATCTTTACCTGTTAATAATTTAATATAACCTGTATTTAATTTATCACCACTTTCTGGTTCTGAAGCTACTACTAATCTTTTTTTCATTAAATCAACCATCATAGGATCTGGTGATTGAGCATCTGGACTTGGTTTAGTTAACATTTTAGATTTAATACTACTAAAATAATCACCTAATGAAGCTGCTATTAAATCAGTTAAAGTTGATTTACCATTTCTACCACATTTACCAGTTAATACTACAAAGTGTTGTAATTCATTAATACCAAATAAACAAGTAGATAAATAAGTTAATAAATAATCTCTATCATTTTTATCTGGTTGTATTTCTTCTAAAAATTTATTCAATCTATTCATTTTATCTAAGTTTATATTATCTGTATAATCATAACCAACATTCATACTTACATAATCGTCTATTTTAGCTTCTCTAAATATATCTTCTTTTAAATCATAAATACCATTATTAAAACCAATTAAAGAAGGATTCATATCTAATAAATGTTCAATATTACCATAGTTTTCATCAAATAATTCTCCACACTCAGTTATAACATTATTTTTAAATGGTAATGATTTTAAATTTTCTATTAATTTTTCTATTCTATTGATTTTAATATTTTTTATTTTTATATCATCTTCTTTTATATTCTCAATTATATTTCTAGCATTTTTATAAAGAGATACTAAATTATTTGATATTTTTGATTTTAACTTATCATTCATTAACCATCTATTATTTTCAAAATTATACCAAATTTTTTTTTCTTTATCATATCTATAACTATTTTTATATAAATAAAATAAAACACTTGCTACATCATATGTTGTTGTATTTTTACTATTTAATGATTCTAATATTAATTCATTTAAATTAGGATCTTCGCATAATATTACATTATTTATTTTTATATTTTCTTCTATTATTTCATTATTATAAATATTATTATTATTTATAATAGTATTGTTAATATTGATATTAAATAAATTTTTCATATTTGTCATATTTATTTTAATTTCTCCCTCTGTAGGATATAATTTACCTTTACATGTATCACATCTACATTTTAATACTAAACCATTTTTAGTTAATTCAATATATAATTCATGATTATCATGATTATCTCCTAATATTGGACAATATTTATCTAATAAATCAACTAAGATAAAATTATTATTTCTAAATATCTCTTTAACAGATAAATCATTGTTAGGAAAATTATCTTTTGCATCATTAATAGTAGATATAATATTTAAATCTTTCATCTTATCTTTATTATCCATTTTACTATAATAATATAAACTACCTATATTTAAGCCATTTATATTTTTTTTAAATTTATTCCAAAATCTTTCACATTCACCTTTTTTATATTTATTAGATCTCTTACTAAATTCAATCCATAAATCTAAATAATCTTCACTTATATTATGTAAACATAATCCTATATTTCTCCATTCTAAATAATCATCTGCTCTTTCCTTATTTATTATATTCATTAACATATATTTAATCTTTTCTTTATCACCAGATTCATATATAGTTTTAACATTATCATATTCATTATCTTCAACTTTATTTTCAATTCTATAATAATCTTCTAAAAATATATTCTTATTTGTAGTTAATTGAGTTTCTATTAAATTATATCTAATACTAAATAATTTAACTAATTCTAAATCTGATAATTTATTTTTAGAAATAGTTAAATTAGATGAATATATTTTAGTTATTTCATAAGGTTCAATATTAGGTTTAGTTGATTTATATAAAAACCAATTATTTGACTTAATAACTGCTTTATCTATGATTTTATCTATAGGTTCAATACTAAAATCTTCTAACCATAACAAAGATTTTAATAATATGGTTCTTAAAAGAAAAAATACTTCATAACAAGATACTATATATGGATATATAATGTGGATACCATCTTTATAATAATTGTCTTTTTTATAAGACGTAGGTCTTTGAAAAACATAACATTTTTTATTAGGACTAACGAATATTACATCTAAAAATTCATTAATAGTATGAATAATATTTTCAATATTGATATCTTTTATTAATCTATTAGGAGATTCATGTTTAAGATCAATATCAATTAATAATTTAGTTTTATCATCTAAATGTTTTTCAGTAATATCTCTAGTATTAGAATCTAAATA